ACACATGTCGCAGACGGCAGTTTTGCGTTCTTCCGCGACCTCTACACGCCAATCATCTTCGGCGAACGTCGCCGGTTCGTTGTACTCGTCTACATATGTCTTGTCGTTCATTGCTTTGACCTCCAATCTTATCTATTTCTGAGCAGAACGCATCTGTCCCTAGTCAGATTCCCATCCACCAGCAGACGTCACGCCATGTCAATCCCGTTGTCGGATCTACGCTAATCGTCGCTTCCCCCATACGCTCTTGGCGGGCTTGGCTGAACCCACCGCCGGGTACCTGGGCATGGTCTGCAAAGCGGACTCCAAAATCTTCATCGATCCCCGCATCTTCGTCGTAAATCTCGATCCAGAAGTAACAGCTTTTACCAACCAAGTCCCAGCCGGTACGTTCGAATATCTTATCGTGTTCCCGACGAGCATCAAGTCGCGCTTGCGTCGAATATGTCGGATAGTAACCAGCCGCTTTCAACCGATTCTCAAAGTGACGAGCTTGATGTCTGTGTGTCATGATGTTGACCTCCAATCTTATCTATCTGACCCTATAGTGTAGCTGTTGCCGGGGCGCGGTAGGTGCAGAGACATCAGGGCATTTCTTTCTTCCCTTCCGCCCCGGCAACAACGCAGGTTTATGAGGAGACAACATCACCTCCTTTCGTGTGAAGCTGAAAAGCAGGGGGGACGCCAGGCTGACTGATGGCGGTGTCAGTGATACGGGGGAGGATTGAGCAGTGAGCAGCCTGGCGTCCAGGAGACTTAGAGTGGTCGCCCGGAGTCGATTGGAGGTCGAACCAGATACAGATGTGACATATGAGGTCTCCGGGCGACCAAAACCTTGTAGACTCGATACATCCATGTTAGACCTCCTTAATCTTGATACTAGTATACCACATCCCGACCCGTTTGTCAAGTCCTTTTTTTTGGCTTGCGCCGCGCCGTCCGCCTATGATATAATTCAGGCGATGACGAAGAAGAAAGGTAACAAGACACCGACTGATGTGGGCAAGGCTGCCGTCATCGAGATACGACGGCTGAATCTGCGCGACGAAGCTAAGCCACATCCACGTAACGAACGTATACGACGGCACCCGAAACCAGGCGACCCTGAATGGGCGGCCCTACGACGTTCGATGGATAACGTGTATTTCGATCCGCTCGTGTGGAATCAACGAAACGGGATGCTCATATCAGGGCATTTGCGTCGTAAAGTGCTCATGGAGGCCGGGTATGCTGCCGCCGACTGTTCGGTCGTGGACGTAAGCGAAGAGCAACATCTCGCCATGATGGTCGCCGCTAACCGCATGCAGGGGGAAGACGACCTGTCCGAACTCGCGATGCTGCTGGATGGGCTCGACAAGGCTGACAAGGCGATCACCGGTTATACCGAAGACGAGCTGGAGACGCTACTGAATATCACGGAAGAGACTGACGAGTTTGCCTCGGGTAGTCAGTTTTCGGAAGGCGCAACTATAACCATCCGATGTGAGACTGAGCAGATAGATGATGAGAGATTGAAGCGGGACTTAAGAGCATTCTGCGACAGATATGATCTGAAGTATAAAATCAATACGGGTGCGGTGACGTGATCATCTTCATACAGCCTATGTATTCAAAGGCGGAACTCAATGCCGACAGCAACTATGTCGTGTACACGCAATGGGTGAAGGCACTGCATAAGATGCGACCGGACTGGCACTTTGTCGTGATCTTCCCAGATAGCAAAAGCGGGTTCAAGTACGAGGACGACGGCTTTTTTGATCTTCCATGCGTAACACGGGTGCCACAACGCATAAGTGTGAGACGGTCGGCGAACGCGGTGAGTTATGACGCGAATTGGTATGACCTGTTCTTTCGTCGCTTCGGCTTCGATGTGGTATGGTGCAACCTCCCCGAGATCGCGCAACATATACGGTACGCAGGACGTACCACACGGGAGCCGATTAGCAGACCCTTCGTCGTCTCTCACCATAATTATGTAATCCACCCAAGTCTCGAATATGAATTCCAGGAAAATATCGTTATGGCCGAACTGGCTGGCAGCCTCATGTCGGATGTGAATGTGTTCAACTCGCGGTGGTGCCGTGAAATGCTGTTCGACAACGCAGCGAAGTATCTGTCCGCAGCTATGGTAGAGCGGCTCGAAGCGTCCTCGATGTTGATAAATTATGGCACGATCGAGCCCGAGATTAAGCCAGAATGTACCGGGAACGAGATTCCGGTGATAGCCTATAATCACAGGCTGTTGACGCACAAGCATTGGAAGGATACGTTCACTGTGCTCGATGACCTCTATCGGCAGGGCATAAAATTCAGGTTGCGGTTCATGAATAACTGCGCCGAAAAGGTCGCAAAGATTCGTCATTATCCGTTTGTCGAAATCATCCTCTCTCGTAGTCGTGAAGAATATCTCCGCGCTCTGCGAGGGTGTGACCTCAACGTCATAAACTCTCGGCACGAAACCTTTTGCATCGCCGCCGCTGAATCAATGGCGATGGGCCAACCGCTTGTAGCACCTGATGGAGTGACGTTTACCGAGATCACTGGCAAGGATGAAATCGGGTATCCATATCTCTTTAAGTCCCCCGCGCAACAACGCCAACACTTAAAAAAACTGTTGACGAATAGCGACGAACGGTGGAAATGGGGGAAGAGGCTGTCAGAGTATGTACGGGCGCGTTATACAATGGATGTGTGGGCGGCAAGCTATGTGAAATTGTTCGAGCGTCTAGTTGCCGATATACATATCGGGACATCCCAGCGAATTCTTGCAAAGGTAGCCGAAATGTGTAAGCGTTATAATGGTAAACCTTTGACCGAGATGTATTCTGGGTTTTCGCGAAAACATGGGTACGTTGATGGAAAACAAATGATAGGAACGCAGACGGCGACTCTGACCAAATTGTTACGGCTTATACGGCACGTCGGACATGATGTGGTGATAAGAGGAGGCGAGGAAATTGTCTGTGTCAAAACCAAAACGTAAACCGGGCCGACCTCGGAAACAGATTGACGAACAGAAACTTGATCTGTTGGCGTCTATCGGCTGCACCTACGCCGAAATGGCTGCTGCGCTGGGATGTCATCCGGACACCCTGTATAACAATTTTCGGGACAAGATCGAGCTAGCTCGGGGTGACGGAAAAACGAAGTTGCGGCGTGCGCAATGGAAACGTGCTCTGAGCGGTAGCGATAAGATGTTGGTGCATCTTGGCAAACATCATCTGGGACAAAGCGATGTCATCAAACACGAAATTGATGCCCACGTCGAACACGAAGAAGTCAGCCGAGCCCGAGATGCGCTGGAACGTAAACTCGCTCGACGATTTGCCGTCACGCGTGTTGCGCGAATGGCTGGCGGAGATAACGGAAGCTCAGGCTGAGGCTCTCCTGTACGACTGGCGGTTCTGGGCACGGCCAGAGCAGATACATCCGCGAGGCGACTGGTACGTGTGGCTCTTTATGGGCGGGCGTGGTAGCGGTAAGACGCGGGCGGGCGCCGAATGGGTACGTGAACAGATTGAGCTTGTGCCCAGCGTCGCGATAGTCGGTCGCACGGCGCACGATGTAAACCAGACAATGATCTCCGGACGATCCGGGCTGATGAAAGTTTTCCCACCGCATCAGCAACCGAAACACGAACCTACCAAACGTATGATCACGTTTCATAACGGCGCCGTGGCATACGCGTATACAGCGTACGAACCCGACGAGTTGAGGGGGCCTCAGCATGGTGCTGCCTGGTGCGACGAGTTGGCCGCGTGGCGATATTTACAGGCGACGTGGGATAACATCGAATATGGGTTGCGGGATGCACCAAACCCACACATCATGATCACGAGCACGCCCCGCACGATAACGTTTCTCAAACATTTGATCGCTCAAGCTGAAACCGGTTCGGGCTCCGTCGTGATGTCCCGCTCAAGCCTATACGCCAACGCAGCCAACCTACCGGCCCGGTACGTGCAGCGTATTCGGGAACGGTTCGAGGGTACGGCTTATGCCAGACAAGAGATATACGGTGAGTTGATAGAAGACAACCCCTCGGCGTTGTGGACACGAGACGTTATCGACCGGAACCGCGTGTTCAAAGCCCCGGAACTCGTACATATACTGGTGGCCGTTGACGTCGCAACCACCAGCAATGAGTATAGTGATGAGACGGGTATTGTGGTGGGCGGTAAAGGTGTCGATGGGGACGGGTATATCCTCGATGATGCGACCTGCACGATGGCGAAACCACACGAGTGGGCTATGGCGGCGATCGCCGAATACCACAAATACCAAGCGAACGCTATCGTGGCCGAAACAAATCAAGGAGGCGAAATGATTGCGGCTACGATACACGCTATCGATCCGACCGTACCGGTCGTGTCTGTACGGGCAAGTCGCGGTAAACGTACCCGGGCCGAACCTGTCGCAGCGATGGATATACAGGGGCATATTCATCATGTAGGTCGGTTCCCGGAACTGGAAGATCAAATGTGTCAATGGGTCGGTGACGGTTCTGACCGACATTCGCCCGATAGACTTGATGCCCGGGTATGGTGTATCAGCAAACTATTTAATATTGCGGAAAAAGAAAAGGCGTTGACATACGATCACATGATTGTATACGATGCATATCAGGATGTGGCTGGCGGTCAGGTTATCGGACAGTTTGACGGTATGTAAAGAGGATGACACAAATGTTAGCATTTCGTGGAACCGACCAGACCTTGGACGAACCGGGATATGTGCAGATGGGAACGAATACGACAGACGATGACGACAGTTTGTATGCAGAAGAGTTAGACCAGGTACGACGTGAAGATATAGGCGGTAGCATTCTGCGCTGCGTCGATATACACGAGTCCGATTTGCTCAGTCTCGATCTTATACGAGACGATGTCGGCTGGCAACAGTTGACCGGCGGCGGCGCGCTCGATATGTCTGCGTCTGTACGAACGGCAACGGTACGGCGGGCCCGACAATATGCTCGGCATGACGGTAGTATCAAACAGACGATTGCGTTGTATACGAATTTCGCTGTAGGTCGTGGGTTTACGTGGACGGTTGCAGCTGATGCCGAACAGGCTCACGAGATATTAACAGAGTTTACGGAGTCGAAATGGAATCGCAACTTGTTTTCAACGCAAGGGCAACGGCAGAGTTCAGATGAACTGCGGCAGGACGGGGAAGTGTTCTTCACCCTGTTTCCCGCCGGCCCCGACATACCGAAAGTCCGGAAACTTGATCCGTTGGAAATTGTCGATATACTGACGAACCCGGAAGATCGAAACGAACCGCGTCTGTATGTACGACGATATTTCGTTGGATCGCAAAAACGGACGGTGCTCTATCGAGACTGGATGTGGGATGGGATAGGTGACGCTGTCAACGGCGAGAATCAGTCTATAACAGGCGAACTTGCAGATGCGGTAGTCTTCCATGTCAAACTGGGCGGACGTGGACTACGAGGTGAATCCAGCGTGATAGCAGATATGGATTGGGCTCGGCAGTATCGAGAGTTTATGACTGCGCGGGCTGCCGTAGCCAGAGCCATAGCGATGTTTCCTTATAAGCTGAAACTGTTGGCTGACGCTGCTGGTTTGTCGTCTGTCAAAACGCAACTCGGTACAGGTCTAACCGAATCATCGAGCGAGACGAATCCGCCCGCCGTACCGGGATCGATGTTTCTGGAAAACGCCGGGGCGACGTTATCGTCTATGAAACAAGAGACCGGAGCGAACGCTGCGAAGGTGGACGCTGAACTCTTTATGCAACAGGTGGGTGTCGGTAGCGGTATCTTCCCCCATTATTATGGGCTCGGCAACAGCTTCCGACTGGCAACCGCCGATTCGATGGAACCCCCGATGTTCAAAGCGTTTGAGGCGTATCAAGAGCTCTGGCGCGATACTTATCAACTGCTGTTCGAGTGGGTACTGGAACAAATGAGTGTACCCGAAGAACAACGTGTCGTTACGGTCAAAGGGGAACCGATTCGGAAACAGGACGTCGGCCCGTTGATCGACGGTGCCGAGAAAGCCGTCCGTTCGTTTCCTTCGTTGGCGGACAGCACGGAACTGGCGAAACACGTGTTGACGCTGTTGGGTGTGACCGATCCAGCGAGTGTAATCGACGAGTTGACCGAGGTATACAAACAGATACCAGGGCATAATGTGCGCGCAATGATACACAAAGTGTTGCAAGAGGTAATCGCTCGATGAGACGTATCGATGCGCCACGGGCTCTGTTCAGCCACCATCCACATGTGCACTTACACCGTGTGCTGGAACGGTCGGCGGCCGGGGTCAATAAAGCTAAACGGCTCGGGCCCCAGAGTCCCGAAGGCAAACGGCTGGCACGTAAGACCGAACGCAAGATACTCCCTTGGTTCCGGGCGCGGGCACGCAAGCTGCCGCTTACCACCGTATCAGCCCTGTATCGGCAACGGCTGTCGGGAATGCAAGAAGCCGATGTACCGGTCGATGATTTCTTCGTCCTGTTCACAGAATGGCTGGAGGATGGTATCGAGCAGTTCGAGGTCTTGATGAACAGTAGCATTCAAGAGGGGCTGGCTGCCGGATTCGAGGGTGACCTACAAGCGTGGATTGACGAGTTCAAGCTTAAAGTCCCACCATTTGATGCATCTGCTATGCTGCCGGAATCGGTTATCAAACAGGCCAAGGCGTATGCTGGCGAGCTAGTGACGGGCGTTACAGACGATACGGCCAAACAACTATCGACAGTGATAGCGGAAGCTCTCGAAACACAGCGGAGCGTGCCGGAACTCGCTAAGATGTTGAGAGATCGGTTTGAGGAAATCGGGACAAACAAAAGCAAAGTTATTGCTCGGACGGAAATGGGACAAGCGGTGAGCGACGGAGCTTATCACGCGAACAAAGCGGTCGGTGCGACGGAGAAAGAGTCCATCCAGACCACCGATCTTGATGACATCTGCGCTATCAACGAAGCGGACGGTCGGATACCGATCGATCAACCTCATTCGAGCGGCGATATGCATCCACTCTATCATCCGAGATGTATGTGTACGGAAGTGTATTTCGGTGCGACCGAGGAAGGGCTAGCAAACTTGTTGGGACTTGGGGGTTGACATAAACCCCGTATATCGAGTAAACTATGACTGATACTAATAGAATCTTGTGGGTCGCCGTACGGCGCGGGCTGTTGCTCATCTGTAAGGCGATTGAACGGAATCTGGGTCTCGGCGCGAACAGAGAAGAGGAGAAACAGAAGTATGGCTGATAAGAGCAGATTGCGGATTATGGTGGGTGGCAATAAACCACGGTTGAGTGTGCGTGTTGAAGGCGACCAGGTAGTGATCGATTGCGCTAAATGTTTCGCCGACTTTTTGCGCACCTGCAAGTGGGCTATCGACCGCCAATCTTCCCTGCCGTCGTATGAAAGTGCCGATTGTGTCGGCTACCATGGCAGAGCCACGTTCCCGCGCGAAGCATATGATCTACTCGTACGGCTCGCGAACCGTGAGCGGATTAGGGATGTGGATGTCCCTCTATCGTTACAGACCGGAGCAATGACCGACCAGGTACCGACGCCGACTTCCTTATCCGACATAGAAGCTGCTGCGCGAAAAGCCGCCAGTGATGCTGTAGCTCGTATGGTGCGCGTCACGCCGAACGACGCTGAAATCCAACCGAGCGACCATAAGGACAGTATCCTCGTTGATCAAGATAGCGTATATCACGAACCTAGTCTTGACGAGATTCTGAATGCCGAGCCGGAGCCGGTGTCTCCTCTCGCGTCAAAAGCAGCGATCGCGTTGGCAGAGACACACAGGATCGATCTTGCGAGTATCAAAAAAGCAAGCAAACACAACAAAATCGATGTGCGCGATGTGCGCGCGGCGATAAGAGAGCGTAATAATGGTTAGAGCCTGTCCATGTTGCGGAACAGCCCCGCGAACGGAAGAATCCATATGCCGATACGGTCTATGGTGGCAGACAGGTATCGCCGAGGTTGAGCCTCGATACAAATATCTTATTGTCTGTGAACATTGCAAGATCAAATGTGTAGCAACGTCCGCCGACAACGATACAGCGGTTAATATGGCGACGAAACTGTGGAACGAATGTCCCGAAGTTGAAATGATACGCGACTACAAAGTGCAGGCAACGATCAAGAACGATAAAATTAGATGGTCTTTACTTGGTGGCGGACACAACCCTGTGTTTGTCAGCATGAAACCGAATATCGAGACGATCTATAACCAGACACTCGAAGCCATCGCAGATATGGCATAAGGATTACACCATGGAATAAGACAAATATAGCTGAATAGCCCCCGCTGTATATACCTACGGCTCCCGGTTAGCTACCCGCAGCCGATTAAGGGTCATAGTCGCGGCATACTGACAGAGCTCAATGATAGTTCTGATAGTGTGCCGCTTTTCTTTTTTTTGGAGGCGATATGCCATATAGGGTGGACAGTCCGGACTTACCGCCAAACGTGAAAAAGCTGGACGCGAAAGCCAAAGCGAAATGGGTCGCGACGTGGAATGCTACGTTCGAACGATGTCAATCAACCGGCGGTGAGGATTGCGAAGCGCAGGCGTTCCGCATCGCCAACGGCACGATCAAAGAGACCGAGACAACCGAGATCGAATCGGAGGAAGCAACGATCACGAAAGGTATGGCCAATGCTATGGGTAGGACGGGCAAAACGAAACTCACGTGTCCAGTCTGCGGTCAGGTCGTGCCGGTATATCCCGGTCGGTATCCGACGAAATGTCCAAACTGTGGTGAACCGTTAGAGGGAAGAGATATGACGACCACAACAGAAACGCGAGGTCAAGGGTTAGGTGTGGGGAAAAGCAGACAACAGGACGGAGGCACGGACGTTTGTCTCTGTCCACAATGCGCTACGACCGCCGAACACGAACGTGGTATACCGTGTACCTCGCAGACCTGTCCGAAATGCGGGACACCTATGGTAGGTACAGATGCGCACGAATCGCTTGATCGTGTGCTGGAACTATGTGCTGAACGCGAAGTTACTGCTGACCACGACCGGGCGATAACGCGATGGATCGAGCAAGGCGTCGTGCCAGACGTTGCGGTTATCGATGCTATTCGGGAAGCGCGCCCGATGAAAACCGAAGACGGACAGAAGTTCCCTGCCGAGGCCTATGCGTATGTGCCTGACCCCGATAAACCCAGCACGTGGAAGTTGCGTCTGTGGGAGAGTCCGAGTCTGAAAGTTACGCGGAAACAGTTAGGGGCCGCCGCTGCTGCGTTCTCACCCGGAGGGTTCCGAGGCCAGAAAGTACAGATACCGGCTGAAGACGTGGCGAAAGTGAAAGGACGTATCCGAGCGGCCTATCGGGCGTTGAAAGTCGAACCGAAAAATATACCGAAAGCAGTGAAGGAGAACGAGCCTATGAAACGAGTAATCGCACGGGAAGCGTCTACACTTTTGGAATCGGATTATGACGAAGCTCTCGGAGAAGCTACGATCACGATTATCAAACCGGGGTTCAATGAGAGTAAACAACGATTCTATCCAAAAGAAACTCTAGCTCGGGACTATAAAGTGTTCGAGGGGCTCAAGATGTTCGCAGATCATCAGACCTCTGCTGAAGAACGGGCGAAACCGGAACGCTCTATTCGGGAATGGGTCGCGCAGATCAAACCGAAGTCAGTGTTCGTGGCCGAGGACGGTAGTATCAAAGCCCGAGTAGCGATCATCGAAGACTGGTTGAAAGGGAAAATGTCGAACCTGAAAAAGGCCGGGTTGCTCAGTGAAATGGGTACGTCGATCGTTGCTGCGGGTGAAGCGTACAAAACGGAAATTGAAGGGCATAAAACCGATTTCATCGAACGTATCGTACGAGGTCGATCGGTGGATTTCGTCACTTATCCCGGGGCGGGCGGTATGGTGGAATGTTATGAGTCGGCCCGACCAGAAGATGAGTTTGATGTAGACGTGATAACTTTGGAGGGGTTGAAGGAGCGGCGACCGGACATCATCGAGCAGGTCGCAGCCGAGGTCAAGGGTACGCTCGATGGGGAGATACGCAGTATGAGTGAGTCAGAACGGGAACTGAAGGAACTTAAAGAGAGTGTCGATACGCTCACCGCTGAGAGGGATGAACTGAAGACGAAGATTGCGGCTAACGAAGCCGAGAAAGCGAAGCTGGAAGCGCAGGAATCTATCAAGAGCCTGATAGCGGAAGCCGAGCTACCCGACGCGACGAAAGCCAGATTGACCGACCAGTTTGTCGAGGCGGAAACGGTGGATGGTGTTGCAGAGGCTATCGAGGCTGCCAAGAAAGAGTTGGCTGAGCTGACTGAAGCCGGGATCGTGAAACAGCTCGGTAATACAAGGCCTGCCGATGACAACGATGCGGGTAAAGTCGCCGAACGGCTGCACGAAGCGATGAAACAGCACTATCAGGAACAGGGGTATGACAACGACACGGCCGAGCAAATGGCCACAACCTACGTGAAAGGACACTAAAGAATGCCTACATTTGACGCAAGTGGAGGTTACGCGTTGCTGATGCCTGCCGGATCACAGGCGTCCAGCACATACGAAGGTCGACATGTAATGTTACTCGAATCCTCGTTGACCCATCCGACACACGCTGATGGATTCGTTGATAAAGGTGATCCGGTAGCTGTCGGCGATATAGTCGGCGTCTCGCTCCTGAGCGCGTCGGGTGCTACCGACTACGTGACAGTCGATACCGAGGGTATCTGGTATCTGTCGGTGGTCGGGACAGACGATAACGGTGACACTGCCGTAGCGATCGGTGACGATCTGTTCATATCGAGCTCAGGTGTGCTCAGCCCTGACAGCAGCGGTACACCGTTCGGGGTCGCGCTCGGCGCGGTTACATCCGGTGCAACGGCGGTGATCGCTGTGAAGGTACATGCGCATCCGCAACCGGGTCTGTTCGTCGATTTCATCTCCGAGACTGTAGCTTACGATGATTTCACGGACAATACCGATACGACCGGATATATCGACCTGACGCCGACTTTGCCGATAGGTGCAATACCGCTCGGATGTAAATTCGTGGTTGCGACCGGGTTTACGGGCGATACGACCGCGGTAGTACAGGCCGGGATAGACGGTGATCTTGACCGGTTCACGGAAGATACCACCCAGTCGGTGTTGGCTGCCGGTACGGTTGGAGCTATTCCGACCAGCGACGCGGCTGCGGGGATCGGTGCGGCGGTTACGGTACGGGTTACAGTGACAGGTGGAGCGGATTTCACGAGCATCAGTGCTGGTGAAATGACGGTATACGTCTATTACCTGCGGACGTAAATGCAGAACAGAATAAGGAGGGGATAATGAGCGAAATAGCGATTCTGCCGGAACGGTTACGGCGACGACGTGAACGAATGATCAATCGGTTAGCGGTGTTAGCTCGGAAACAAATCGAATACGAACGGGCGGTCACCGAGATCGAGCGGGAAGTTCGAGATTTGGAAGCACAGTTCGAGTTGATTAAAGCCGTTGAAGGTGATTGGAAAGCGCACGAAAACGCCGTCCAGGACGTAGAACAGAATCCTCAAACTGAAGAAAGGAACATGACGAATGCCTCAACCGATAACACTTACAGAGATGAATGAAAGCGCCGATTGGGTTGGGTACCGTGAAAATCGTCTCTCTCGAATCAATACACCCGACCATCTGGCGCGGCTCGATGTATTCAATGCGCTGATGGAGAATCGGGATCAACTGCCGACACATCGGTGGTTATATCAGTTGCAGGAAGCCATGACGACGAGCGATTTCCCGTACCTTTTCGGCGACAGCGTGGCCCGAGAACTGCTTAGCCATTATAAGGCTGTACAGCCGAAGATGATGCAGATTCTGCGGAAACGGGCTCCGGTAGCGGATTTCCGATCGATCAAAACGTTCCGAAAATCCGGTTACGTCACGATGCGGCTCCAACAGGTGCAGGAGAAAGGCGAATATCTGGCCGCCGAATACGAAGAAGACCAGACTGAGTACAAGTTGCGCAAATGGGGTCGTCAACTCGATTTCTCGTGGGAAGCCTTCCTCAACGACGATCTCGGTCTGTTCAGCCAATGCGCTCAGGATTTAGCCATGGCGGTGCGGAACACGATCGAGTGGTTCGTCACCACGCTGTATTGGAATGCGGCTGGCCCGATAGCTGCCAATTTCGGGAACGCAGCCGCTTCGACTGCGCCTCTGACTATCGGTGCTCTGGAAACCGCATACGAAGCGATGATCGCGTATCGGCATCCGGACACGAACGAACCGGTTATGAACGCGCCGAAATATCTGGTTGTACCCCCGGCCTTGAAATTCACGGCGGAACAGATACTACATTCCGTGCAGAAGATGTGGCTGTACCCTGAAAGTGACGAAGGTGGCCCGTTTGCATATCCAACCACAAACGTTATCTCTCAACAGGGATTGCAACTGATAGTAAACGAATGGCAACCGTTTGTCGATACCACCACACCGACAACCGCATGGGCTCTGTTCAGCGATCCGGCACAGATAGCTGCCGGTGAAATCGCGTTTATGAAAGGTCACGAGAATCCTGAGATCGTGATGAAGAAGTCTGATAAGGTCGGGTTGGCCGGTATGGGCGATCTGTCATCGTTCACGGGCGATTTCGCGACCGATAACATCTTCTATCGTGTCCGCCATGTATTCTATGGGGCAGCGGTCGAAACCCGAGCTTGCTGGGCGTCCACCGGTACGGGTTAGGTTCTGGTTGCTGTCGAAGAGACCCGAACGGGCCGGAGGGGTGTAGGGCCCCTCCTACCGCATGGTGCGGTTGCGAATACTTCGCCCCTCTGGCCCGGCTCTCATATAGGAGGGACGATAGGTATGATCGGTATGAATTTAACAGCGGCGGAGACGGCTATATTTGCGCTCTGTGCGACGAACATCGGTGCCCTCGTGTGGAACACTGCCTCGCAACATGTACGGCTGCGAGCGCTTGAGCGCACTATCAATAACGGTATCTCTGATGCTGTCGCTCGACATAGCGTACAGCTGGCCGCAATCGAAACCCGATGTCGGGAACGACATGCAGGGGAGACTGAATAACATGAGCGGAGTTCTTGACAACGAAAGTAATGTACGGTTCCATCGCGCGACCGGTACGGGCGCCATCGCCGAAAGCGTTACGATGACGGATAAATGGCGCATTATGCAGATACGACTGCATTTAAGCGGTGCATCGGCAGCGGAAGACCTAATCGTCTCGATAGATTCTGCCGTGTCAGCCGTCTATGACGCCGTGCTCGTAACACAAGCGATGAATGGGTTGACGGATTATGCCTATATGTTCGGTGACGGTAGCGACGGACAAATTGTCGATGGAGGTGACGCCGTCAACATAGATTATCCGAACAGTAACGGGCGCACATGGGGGCTTGAGGTCGCTTATCGCGGAGTCGGAGGCTAGCGGGTATCATGGGATACGAACGGATCGACGGAAAAGACCCGGCGGTAGTTTTGCTATCGCGTCTCAACGGGCATATACACAATCAAGAGGTATGGCGAGGTATCAGTGCAGACCAGAGCGGTGACAACTGGGCCGCCGATAGACTTGTACCGTTCGTAGCCACGTCTGGTAACAACGCGTACGGTACGGACGCAAACGATGCCGCAAAGTTGATTGGTACGGACGATACACCGGTACGGGAAGGTATGACACGGTTCCATCTGCACCGCCTGTTCGTGGTAAGTGTTGACCACGACACCCCGTATAAACTGCGGTTCATTTATGGCTCGGGCACCATGGCCGACGCTATAACCGCGGGTCAATACAGCGAATTTATGGTGCAGTTTGATTCGACGTCGCCACAAGAGACCGCCGGGTTCCCAACGAACCTGATTATGCCATGCATGTGTTGTGACATAACGAAAGTGTGGTTGCAGGCGTGGAACGCGACCGACAATTCCCAGATAGATTTCTATGTCGGGTTCCACGAATACGCGGAGTAATAACCCATGACCAACGTTGAACTCGTACAGCTATTGATCGGCGATACGGCGGCGGAACTGTTTACGGTCGCCCAGATTCAAGCGTTTCTCGATCTGTCGGCTATCGGCGGGACGGAAAACGTCTATGCGGCAGCGTCCGTATCATGTCGATCGTTGGCAGCGTCTGCGACTCTGTTGCACAAAGCCGAACGGATTGGGAACTACAGTATCGACAGGAAAAGTATGGCTGACGCGTACCGCAATATGGCTGCCGAGTTTGACAAGATGGTAACCGACCCGCCTGTACCGACCGCTATAGGGGTTATCCAGTTTGCCCATACGAACGCGATAGCGCAACGGATCGTTGTGAACGATGCTATGAGGAACTAAACCCGATGACGTTAGCGACTGTTGTAGAATCAACCGATTATGTCGGGCTACTCACGCATACGTGCACCGTCCAGCATAAAACCGCTGTCGGCACTGACCGTGGCGGTCTACCGATCTACGACTATATCACCGACACCGAACCGGGTGTGCCCTGTCGACCCGACCCGATCAAAAGCACTGATGTGGTTGCGGTAGCCGGTGAAATAGTCAGCGCGGATTTCCGACTGTTCCTGCTCAAGACACAATCGATTTCCAAAGATGATCGGATAACCGACATCAAGAACAGCGCCGGTGAAAGTATAGCCGTCTCGCAAGATCGAACTGATACGGATGTTGAAGCGGTGTTCAGTGTGATCGGTCGACCGGACGATGCGGGTGCCCAAGAACATCATATGGAAGTATTGATCAAGGGGGTTCTATAGGTATGCCGTTCAAAAGCGATGTAATTGTACGGATTAACAAACAAGCGATCAAACGCGGACTAATCGTACCCGTCGCTACTGAATACGTGAAGTCCGCACAACGTATCGTGGCGACAGCTAAACGGGACCATCCGTATACCGACCGTACTGGCAACAATACGCGGCGGATCGGATGGGCCGTATCCGGGCCGGACGATACACAGTTCGGGCCGCTTACGACAGGAGCGGGTCAGATCGACAGTTCCGGCGCGGACAAGGAATCTAAACGGGGCGAAATAGACGTGATCGTAGCGACATCGAGCGGATATGGCGGGTATCTGGAGATCGGTACACGGAAGATGAATCCGTATCCATACATTTACCCGGCATACGAGCGGGATAAACCAAAACTCGATGCCGCGTTGACGAACATTGCAGGGAAACGGTGACCCATGGCTGGTACAAGCGACACGGTCGATGACAAAACGATTCTCCGCGAATATCTGACGCGACCAGGTACCGACCTGTACGCGCAGGTTGCTGGTGATGTGTTTATACCGCACCCGCCGCCGACAAGCATCTGGGACGGCAGCCGGCAGAAAGGTATCGTGATCTCCCGACGCGGCGGCGGCCCTCGCGGAGAACGGTTGAGCAATATGGCTCTTCAAGCGAAATGTTACGGAGGGCCAGACGGTTGGGACGGCGCGGAACAGGTCGCCAGCGCGTTCTGCGACGCGATACGTAACGGACATGGCACGAACGTAACGTCCGGTCGCTACATAGGAGGTAACATCGAGACCAGCGGCCAACAGATAACGGAACCGGACACGAATCCACCGTGGCGATACGTGCTCGTATTCTTTTCGGCAAACCTTGGGCCGACAGCGGTCTGAGAAACACAACAGGAGGTAAACACTTATGGCGTCAGTGTACACAGAAATTAGCGTCGTGACAGTCGGACGTGACGGTACCCAAATATCGACTGTCGAAGAGGCCGGTGTGATCGCCGGTAATCGGTTCAAGAACGATGGCCGAACGTTGTTGTTGGTAATCAACGATGGGGCCGGGGCATGTAACATCACGCCGGTTCTACCGGACACGATCTATGGTGATACGGTTACGTTCGTGAACGATGACGGCGGCGGAACTTTGAGCGTACCCACGCTAGAACATCGGATTTTCGGCCCGTTCCCGGTCGAACGGTTCAACCACCGGACAGGCGACGATGCGGGATATGTAACGTTTACCATGGACGATAACACCGGGGTTAGCCTGGTGGCGTTCAAATAGCATGAGAAAGGAGACTACAACCAATGGCACGTGCAAGTATTACGGTAGACACACCCGGATTCTCGAACACCGCTCTGACGGAAACGGCTGTTGACGCGGGTGATACCGGCGACGGTGACGCCTTTGCCAACGACGGTCGAACCTATGTGTTGATGGTCAATACGGATGCTGCGGATACGTTGACTTTTGATTTCGTGTCTGGCGGCACGACCGATGGGCTGGCAATCGCGGATGTGACCGGGACGGTTACACCCGGTGTAGACGTCGGGTTGACGACGGCCAAACTTTTCGGCCCGTTCGACCCGAGCACGTTTAACCAGCCGTCCGGAGATTTCATCGGTCAGATTGAACTCGATTATACCGGTACGGCGGCAGCGATCACCGATAGTTTCATTTCGGTGTTCCACTAACGTTTGAAAGGAGAAGCTAAACGATGGCACAAGAATACTCAGCGATCGATTACAATGACATCTATTACGCGGAATGGCCGACAGCCGAACTGCCGGACTCCATCACATCCAGTACCGACTGGATAAGTGCGGGGTTTACGCGAGTTGAAGAGCCTGACGGTGATGCTGGAGCCGTGTTGACATGGGTGCGGGAGACGAAGAAAAAACGGATCGCCGGATCGTTGATGGAAAGTAGCGAACATCCGATCCGTATGGGTCTCGAATCTTTGACTTTTGCATCGTTACGATGTGACGACAAGCATCTGACGTTGGCGTTGCCGGAAGCAAGTCATGTCGGCGAACATCTGACAGCGGACGGCAACACAAAATATTTGCGGGTAGCTGTAGTGACCGACAACAACGTCTATTGGCTCAAAAAGGTCGCCAACGACGGTAAACTCACACAGACGATCACGAACACAGAGTTTACGGGTACCCCTTATACGTTTATGTGTTTTGAGGATGATAGCGCGGGCGCAAAAAAAGGTGCCGCCAACTTCCGTATCATCCCGCTAACATCGTAGAGGAGAGCACAAACATGAGCGATCGGGAAGTAACGAAACAGTCGAAAAAAACGGGTACGGTTTATGTCGTCGGGAGAGCGCGGTTCCCGACGCGGAAGCCTGGTCTTTGGACATGTCTCGGCGTCTACCCTACCGAAACGCTGGCGAAACAAGCCTGTTATGACAAATGGTGTTGTTATACGCGCGTCAAATTGGGTATGGCCGTCGATTTGACCATCACGTACGACCGGGGCACAGTGCAGTTTCGGAATCAGATATGACACAGACAATAGGAGGGGCATATAGTGGAACTCAAGGATGTATTGACCACACCGCGAACCGACCGGCAGATATTTGATCGAGAACCTATCGAGATTACTCTCGCCGGTAAAGTCTATGAGATCAAACCTACCACCAAAACCCGATCAAAAGAGTTTCGGGCGGCTCTTAGTAAACATCGAGATTTCATTCGTCGGGCGATAGAACTGTTCCGACTGGCCTCGTCTCATGAGGCTACCGTCACAGCGGAAGAGATTGCCGATGTGCTGATACTTGGTTATACCGAGAAGCTCGATGAAGCATACGAGTTGGTGTATATTTATTGCCCAAACATCGAAGTTGACCGTGAGCGGTTGGATGACAGGGATACCGGTGCGACGGAAGAAGAATGGCAGATCGCTCTATGGTCGATATTGAAGGTAACTCTTGGCCCTTTCGCACGGGCGCTTGGGCTGAACAATGGCGAAAAATCCGGGCCGCTCGAAAAGCTCTGGCGGCTGGGCGTCGAGTACCAGAAACAGCAACAGAACGGAAGTTCAAACAACGGCTCCACAAATGGGATCAAGAACGGCGAGAAGCTATCGGATACGCCCGACTCGCCGCAGAATGGCACAAACTCCCATGCGAAATCGACGAGCTCTTGACGGACGAACAGTTCAATCTGTTGGTAGACATGCGATGGGCGTTGCAGAAACTGGATACGTTCGATATGCAGACGAACGATAAACGAATGTTGAGTGAAGATGACGCGATAAGGAAATATGGTCGTGGCGATTGATCTGGGCGATGCAATTTTACGCATCAAGGGCGATACAAAGCAGCTGACAGAAACGTTCGAGAGCATGCGGACGCAGGTCGGAATCGCTATGACGGCTGTAGGTGTCGCCATTACGGGCGCACTTGGCGGTGCCGTCTCAAAAGCTGCGGATTTCGGGGAACGTGTCGGTAATGTCGCTACGCTCGGGATCGAAAATCTGGATGCATTAAAGAAAGGTGTATTCGATGTATCGCAGGCCGTAGGTACAGACCTAAATCAAGGTATGGATGCATTATACGATATTATCTCTGCCGGAATTCCCGAAGGTAGCGCAATTACTTTTTTGGGAAAAGCAGCTATTGCTTCTAAAGCCGGAGTTGGAGAGCTATCAGACGCAGTAGACCTCGGTACAACGATTATGAACGCATTCGGACTGACAACGGCTGATACAGGTAGGATATTCGACCAGACCCAGATCGCGATAAAACTGGGTAAAACAAATATAGCCGAGATGGGTGCAACAGTCGGTAAAGTCGCCCCTCTATTCAAGGGTGCCGGGGTTGCGAGTGAAGAGATGTTTGCTTCGCTAGCGCAGCTAACCGCTGGTGGACTATCAACAGCAGAATCCGTTACGGGGTTACGAGCCGTATTGAATAGCATTCTGAAACCTACTGGGGATGCTAAAAACATGGCGAAAGAACTCGAAATACAGTGGGATTCAAATGCTCTTGCAACCAAAGGTTTATCC